TTGTCATATAGGAAATCATATTGAATGTGTTCATTCATTTTCTCCCAGTCTTCTGGAGTAATAATATTTTTCAGGACAAGTTGTGTTTTTAACATGTCACTAAACATGTTGGAGAATCTCTTTCTGAGCCTTCCAACAAATTTGCTGAACTTTAATTCGTCACGAAGAATTTCTGATGATCTTCCGAGATTAAATCCACTTTCACCATCAATTCTAGACGATGGGACATTTAGTGCCTTATAGAGTTTGCTCTGAAAATAATTGATATCAGTAATTTCTCCTAGGTTTTGTCCACCAGGAAGAGTATCAATTTCTGTTCCTCTACCACCTTCGCGACGAGGAAGCCAAAAATCCTCTAGCATACTCATAAACTTTTTGTCGTCCCTAATTTCTCCTGTTGAGTTGCAGGTATAAATTCCGGCACTAAGAGCAAATGTATGATAATTGTGATACAACTCCTCTTTGTCTATTGTAAGAGTGCCAACATCCATAGTTTCTTCTAGAAACTCTATGTTTTTAATTTTGTGATTTTTATAAATTATAGAATTTTTATATTCCTTCCAGGAACTATATCCCATTTTTTTGCATACATTAATTAGATTTGTGTAACTAAACTTCTCTAGTGGATCGCAATTTCCTTTTCCTTTTCTTGGATTTTTATTTGAATTGATTTCTTTCCAAGCATTAAAATCTATATTTTTATTGAGATAATTTAGGGCATCTTGTAGTTTTGTTTCTTTTGTTGTAAACTTGTTTAGTAAATCAAATATTTGATCTGTATATACTATTGACTGTTTTTCTGAGTGATTTTTTCTTTGCTGTTGTGAATCTTCTCCTTCCCAACGAGAAATATTTGCAATTCTATTCATCTCAACAAAATGAGAATTTGGAATGTTTTTTCCTCTAATTCTTGCCTGATTTCTTTGTTCTTCTTTCCAGCCAAGACTTATTGCTTCGCAGAATTTTTCGTAAAATTCCATATCATTTTTTAGCTTGTCTGTTAGTGCATCTGAGCCATTTTTTGCATTTTTTACTATTTCTTCTTTGTCTAGTCCATGTATTCCGGATTTATTTTCATATGATTTTAATCCACCAAGTTTTCCACTTTGTTTGGAATTTTCAACTATTTGTTCTTGTGTCATATTGAAAAATTGTATTCCATTTTCTCTCTTTCTTTGTGCGCAGACTTTTCCTCCTATTTTTCCTGCTTCGCTACAATGCTGTTTGTGATAATCAAAATGATCATCTCTTGACATTCGCACTAGATTTTCTGGAGTATTATTATACCGATCATAATTTATGTGATGAACTGTTTTTTTCTTTTCGAGTTCCCTCTCTTTATTGTAATTATATTCATTGAGAATATTATTTTCGTCTTTCCATTCCGAAACTAAACGATGCACAAACTTCCATTTCTTTGTTTCGTTTTCAAATATTTGAGTATATTTGGAATTTGGAGAGGAGCTAGATATTTCTTTTTCTTTGGAGTAAAAAGGAATCATAGAATCTCCAATTTGTAGATCTTTGGCTTCTACTGTTCCTTTATTCCAAACTGGGAATTTATGATCTAAAGTACAAGTGATAGTTTCATCGTTATCTAGAGTCAATTTCACTACTTTTTCATTTTTTCTAGTAACCCCAGCCCAACTTATGATTCCCGGAGCAAACTTTCCTGTGTTTGGATCGCAAGAATATGTCCACAATCTTTCACCTTTATTGAATTCTTCTGTAATTTCAGAGAGAGTCAATGTTCTGCCGTCAAGTAATGGTACCTTCGTGTCCATTGATAGACAAGCATCATAAACTAACTTATTACGATAACGCATCATAACATCACGAAGATATTGTTCTGCCTTTACTTTTGGTAGATTACCAACATCGATATAAAAGATCCTACGTTCCGGAGCGCGGCTTAAGCGATAAATCACCAAAGAGTCCTCAATCATTCTCAGTTGATTGAGAGCTTTGATGGCCTTATTGAGATAAGACAGTGTAGTTCCTTTATTTCTATCTACTAAACCAGAAGTACAATAAGTGATGGCATCTTTTGCTATCTTAACTCCTCTGTCTGGGGAAGCAGTTCCCATGTTAGCAACGCCACCACCAACAGGATAAGAACTCTTAGGATCATAAATGAAGTATTCCTCGATCTCGGGAAACTTGAAATTCATTGGATTTTGATCACCCACAAGTGGATTTGTGGATCTTGGTGTGTTCTGATCTTTTTTTCCTTTCTTTTCTTGTCTCACATAACGCATTTTCATAGAGTCGATATATCTCAATTCCTGAATTCCATCGTGAGGATTTTTTAGGTCAATAACCTTATGGTAATATAGTCTGCCATCAATGTACCAATTTCTATAAATTTCGTGAGCTTTTTTATCAAAATCTAATAACTCAAGAATATATTTAAATTCTTCTCTTATTTTCTTTTTGAGTCCATCGCTAGCATTGAGATTCGACAATTCGATCTGAACCGGAGAATCATTGGTGTCAGAAACAATAGCTTCGTTAACAATATCTTCAATGGCACTATCTACTTCCGGATGAAGTGACATTTCTCTATATCGTTTGATTAGATCAAACTCAGTTCTATAAACACCTTCAATATCAACATAAGATCCAAAAAAACCACTCGTCAGATAATGATCAACCCCATCCTCATTATTTTGAGGAATGGGGGACAATGTTGAAGGTGTCTTTTTACTAGAATCATCAATTGAAAAACCAAAAAGTCTTGCCATAATTTATTTGCTAATCTTATGCTCTATTTATTATCGAATTGATACTCCGGTTTGATCAGTAGCTCCTCCGGTATCTTGAGTGGATCCAGCAGACCAATACTGTACTTGGAACTCTACTGTATATTCTTCGATTGTGTCTCCACTATCGTAAGAAAGATCAATTGGGGAAATGTTACTTGGAAAAACATCATAGAAAAGGTAAGTTCTCAGTGGAGTAATTCCGGTTCCGCCAGTTATTTCGTCATTTGTTTCTGAAAATCTTCCCTGAGATGCACCTCTACCTAGTTGGTGAACTACAGCATTTGTCATATATGAAGTAGGTTTAGTAGCACCAGTATTGTTGTCTAGTTTGCTGATGCCGTTCATCCATAGTTCTAGGGCAGTACGAATCTTGAAGTCTTCATCATTAATGATAGTTACAGTCCAAGGATCGATGGTTCTATCGCCAGCAACTTTTAGTACCCTACCTCTGAAATTAACATCGATGGGATTTATGTTTGATGCTGGTAAAGCAGCAGCTTTACACAAGAACTGGAATGTTTCTGCATCCCATTCTGCTCCAGTTGCTGCATCAGGTAAATTTGGAATATTTACCTCAAAGAGATTTGGTCTTGCGCCGCCACCTTGAAGTCTGGACTTAAAATTAGAGATCGTTCTTAAAGTTGACATTTTGTGTTTCTCCTTATGTGATTGGTGTTCTTATCAATTAAACTCTACCAGCAACTTCTTCGAAGCTGACTCCGGTTCTTGTGGCAACAAAGGTAAGAGTCACATAGTTAATGGACTTAGTTGGCTTTAAGAAAATATCAGCCCTAAATTCATTATTATCAATTACATCGGGAGTATTATTGGTTTGATCACAAATAACAAGGAAATCATAAACGCCATTCTTTGCCTGAACATCTCTTAGGTATGGCTCAACAATATTGACGAAATTTGCTCTTGTGGTTTGAGTATTCAGCTCAAATAGTTGTGCTTCTGCGGATCTCTTGAGTGCTTGCTCAACAGTTAAGAACAAACGACGAACATTAATTCTATCAAATGCCGATGCATAACCCAATGCAGTTTTGTCTCCAAATAGTAGAATGCCTATTCCTGGTTGGCTGAGAATTGGATTTATTCTTGCAGAATAAAGTTGATCTCTTTGTGCTTTATTTGGATTGTAGGCTAGTTTGATTGCATTGTTTAGAACTCCTCTTTGTTGTCCAGCAGGTGAATACCACGGATAGAAGTTGATATTAGTTCTCACCATCAATCCAGCAACATCTGGGTTACAAGGAAGATAACGGAATCTATTGTTGAACCGATCATAAGTATACTTATAACCAGTATCAAAAATTGCATAAGAAGAAGAAGGAAGAATAGAGTAGAACTCTATAATGTTGTCGGTTTGGGTGTCGGTATTTGTGATATCGACCACATCTGTTCTATGAGGAGAAATGACCGCAACACAATCTTTTCTTTGTCCGGCAATAGAAATTAGCTCATTTGCCTTGGCTTGTGAATCTACTTTTTCTATTGCACCAGGTCCCATTATTAAATAATCAACTGCGATTTCGTCTGCATTAGAGAATAGACGATATGAAGTGATTAGATCGCCAAGTTCTGCTGCCATTCCTCCGATGTTGTCAATACCAGAGTAATCCTTACCACCTCTTAGAGTAAAGGTGAGGTTACCAACAGAAGAGAATGTCTTACTTTGTGCCGGTTCATTCCATAAACCGTCGCTTGTGGTTATTCCAGTAAATCCAGAACTAAATCCTGCGGCATATACACTTTCCCCAGATGCACCATCAGAAATATTATCACCAGCATAAATGTAAGAAGAATATTGTGCCAGATAATCTTTATAGAATATCTTCTGTGGTGAGTTGTCACCAGAGATGGCATCTGATGATTTTGATAGGTTTGTGTGTTTTTCGAGAATAGTTCCTTGAACGCCAGTTAATTTTCCGGTATCATCGAAAACAGCAACATGCATTGCATCATTTTTTCCATTTCTTTCCAACACATATTGGTTGGTTGATGGTTTTGGCGCAATAGATCTCCAGAAAATTGTGGTATTGGTCAATCCAATAGTCTGTTGGTCATACCAATCATCTACTCCACCAGTAGGAATAGTAGCAATAGCAACAGAAGAGCCACTGTTGTTTATAATATTAACTGTATTTGATGGTCTAAATGATCTTAGTTGGGATCTTTCTGCGTAATTTACTAGAGTCTCGTTTCCGGCAGTATCAACTACTGAGGTTATCTTGACATCGAGAGTACTCTGACCAATTCCTGTGATTATACTCTTTACATACCCACTAAAAGTAGTAGTGGTTCCAATGCCAGCAGATGGGACATTAGTTAAGGCTGTTGTTACGCCATAGCCAACACTAGCAAGAGTAGTTGCAATACCAACATTAATAATTTGGTCTGCCTTATCATCAATCATTGCGACTTTAAGATCAGTTCCCCAGGAACCAGGATTCTTTGCCGCAAAGGTGAATGATACGGAATCGCTAGGTGCAATATCTGCCTCATAATCATCAAAGTTCTTAATGACTAGATCTACATCACCAATTGATGCATCAGTAACAATACCAGACTTACCACTGTTGGCATTAACTAGGTTAGGTCCATAGGTTCTTACGACCTTCATCACACCACCATAAGATAGGTACGAAGAAGCACTCATCCAGTATTCGTATTGACCGTCTTCGTTTTTTGGCTTACCAAATACCTTGATTAGCTCGTTCTCGGTAGTGATATCAACTGGTTCGTCTACTGGACCTATTTCAAATGGACCAGCAATAGCCCCAATATTATCCAGTACATTATCAGCTCTCCCTACTGTTAAATCAACCTCTCTGACGAGTACGCCTGGAGATAATTGAGGAGTCGCCATGTTTTTCTCCCTAAAATGCTCAGTTCTCTAAAAAATATTTATTAAAAATTGTATTTTAGAAATTATAATCCCAAAGAGAAGCTATATCACCATATTCATCAACATACCATCTATCACCATCAGCATCAACAAAGTTGTTGGATTCTCTGCCATCGACGATAAAACCAAATGGAGCCATATCTTGCTCTAATTGGTTTTGTTGTTCTTCGTAGAGTCTTTTTCTTACATCATTGTCTGTCATCTCCTTGAAGTAATCCTGTACGATTAGCCAGGCGAAGATGACTAAACACATAGTGAGGTCATCATTACATCCTTCTTCCGCCTCGAATGAATTGTATTTTTGTACGAAAGTTGTCAACTCCGAGATGATTTCATAATCCCTGAATAGCAGCTTCTCTTCCTCGATGATTGCTTTTAGGTTAATGCAGCCAACTTTCTTCACATTTTTGGACATCTTCACACCCATTTGGGTTTTCTTCCCAGAAAATCCTTGTCCAACGATTTGTCCGGCTCTTCCTCTCATCGAGCACATTAAGACATTTGGATACTCAAGGTCATAATGTAGTGCTGCTGCCACTTGGTCTCCAACATCATTAACTTCGCACAATAAATATGCATCATTATATGCTTTTCCTGCATCTTTTATGATGTATGGAAACATCATTGGTTTTATTTCATTATTTCTATACTTTGCTACTACTCTATATGGAAATGTGGTAATATCAAAAACGACAAAAGCAGAATAATCAATTTCTACTCCTCTCGCCACATCAATTGTGATTACATATTGATGGTCATCTTCTGGGTCTTCATAAACATCCAAACCAGCATTAGATTTTATGGGTCTATCTTGTGTCAGTGTTGCTAATTTTGCTCCAGAGATTAAAGTGTCTACAGATCCCAAAAATTCACATTCAAATTCTTGTCTCCACTGAGACTCACTTGTGTTAGCGATAGTAGTTTTCTTGAATTCTTCGTCTCTGCCAGGAACATCAGTCCAGAAAACTTCAATTGGCACATATTCATTCTTATCTTTCCTCGCGTCATCCCATAATTTATAGAAATGATTTAGTCCTTTTGGCGTGGACACAACAATAACCTTAGAAGACTTACCAGAAGTAATCGTAGGATATACAGAACTGAAGAATGAGTCGGCAACTTGATTTGGAACGAACGCAAATTCGTCTAAGAAAATAATATTGTAAGTACTGCCTCGAACAGAAGACGCAGATGTAGAAGCAGCAAAAATCTTAGAACCATTTTCTAATTCTAGTGAACCTTTGTTCCAAGAACAAATACCTTGCTGTAACCACTTTGGTAGGTTCTCATAGCCTGTCTGGAGGCGTCCTAAGAGGTCTCGTGCTGTTTGTGCCTTGTTGGCAAGAATAGCAATATTTACATTGTCATTGAATATTGCATAATGTAAGAGATATGATACTACGGTAGTGCTTTTTCCGCTTTGACGTGGCAACTTACAAATATTAAATCTATTCTCATGGAAAGACTTCAACATCTTTTCTTGGAATGGGTACATATCAAAAGGCTGCAAACCATGATCCAAGGTCACGATTTGCATATAATTTTTAGCAAAATATACAGGATCTTGGGCACACTTTGCGAACTCTACGATTTGTTCTTCTGTAAACTCAATTTGAGTATTGGCTTTCTTTAGAAGCGGATTACCAAGATAATGTTCTTCTGGCATAAGTCAAAAAAGTGCTATAAAATAATAAACTATCTATATTACTACCACTTAACCTTATTTGCCCAGTAAGCAGCACTCATTTTTCCTTTTTTGATGTTCTTTTTGTGTCTCGCCTTAAATTTTCTTCGACGCTTTGCGTAAGCTTTTGACTCTCCTTTTTTCTTTGGAGAACCTTTTACTCCTCTTTGTCCAAATCTAATTAATTTTTCTTTTCCGCCTTCACAAGCCTTAACGACATGGGACTTCCCAGTTTCGCCGGAGCCATGTGGCTCTGCTTTTGGCTTGTTGCACTTCATTTCAGACTTTTTTGCTTCTGATATTTCAACCTCCTCCCCAATAGTCCCATTATTCATAAGATAATTTTTTGACTTTGGCAGTTGAATGATTGGCATTCCTGGCTGTGCATTACAAACACCGAAAGTCACAACCTTAGAATCGGGATAGACCTTATTGGCTGCATCAGTTACTTCTCTTCTATTTGGCATCTTTACCTGAGGGAAGAACATCTGAGTTGCATAATATTTGCCACGCCACATCACAGTTACGGACATAAGATGACCGTTCTGAGATGGAAGAGTTGCTTCTGATACAGCTTCTGGATCTGCCCCTTGTCTGGATAAAGTTCCAACTGTTTTTGCATATTTTTGGTCTGCTCTTTCTTTTTCCAGTTTTGCTCTAATCAGTCTTTGTTGTACTTGGTTGTTATTCTGCTCTTCTACAGGTTCGCAAGAACCTTTTTCGTACTCTCTCGTACCTTCTGTTCTTTTATATCCATCCCAGCAAGGATCACTTTTCTTTTTCTTTTTTCTTTTTCCTTCACTCAAGATAGGATCAGCAGTAATAAGATCCACAAACTCGTAAGAAGCATTACCAAACATTTCTCTTACGATCTTACTTTCATTCTGTGCTTCTACCTTTTTTAATTTAGAATAATAATCTGGAACTTCATCTAGATGTTGTAGAGCAGTAATTCTTGCGGCAGTTAGATCAGAGGTATGTTCTTTTTCTACCTTTAGTCCCATCTTAAGTTGTTTTTTAATTAAATCAAGTGAGACTCCATGCTTTTTTGCAATTTCTTCTGGAGTTTTATATGGCTGGGTGGGACCTTTGGGATCTTTTTCTTCGTGTAGCGTAGAGCAATCTTTATATCCGTGCTGTGGGCACTTTTTTCCTTTTTTTGTTTTGTTACATCCACATCCCATTTCTGATAGGATTTGATCGACTAGAGATTTTTCTTCTTTTTGAGTCGGTCTTTTATATGGAGGCAAATGCTCAAATTTTGGGACAGCTATTGTACCAGTCCCACCAAGTCTTTCTCTTGTGATATTTTGGGCAGCTCTCTGTTCTCCTCCAGTTCCTGGTTTGTCTATTATTTTTGTTATCTTATTTGCTTTGGTTGCTTTTTTATGTTTCTCTGGATCTATTCTTGCACTAAGTTCTTCGTCCAACTCTTGATCTCCTTGGAGATATTCAGTGGCAGAGTCAATATAATCGGCTGCTCTTGTAATTTTTGATTGTACCCAAGCAGGAAGTTGAGTGTCACTACTCTTAATAACTTTTCTTAGATTTTTAATGGATCTTTCGATAGAATCCAACTCAAGCCTCGCCATATAACCTTCATCATCCTTTTTCTTTCCGGATGCAATTTCCTTATGGTCTTCCTGGATCTTCTTCATTTGAGCACAAAAAGTTACTATTATTTTTATTTATTATCGTCGATGCCTTTTAACTGATTCTTAAGCATTTTCGACAATTCTGCAGTAGAACCAACAAATAAGGCATTGGTGACATTTGTTGTGCCTCTTGTTGGCTTCACTTCGTCTAGATTTTTTATTTTTTTCTGAAGATCGATTAACTTATCAGTGGCGTCGGAAACATTCTTTATCAATTGTCCCACAACTTCATAAGCTCTAGGAGTATCAGTCTCTTGTGCTAATTCCAGAACATTATTGATTGCCTCCTGTCCCTTTTCTATAATTGAGTATAAATTTCCGCGAGTGTATTCATAATCTTTTCTTATATCATCAACAATAGAGTTTTTCTCCGGTTTTATTTCTGCCGGAGTTGCTTCTGCGATTTCTGGATGGATTACTTCATCAGAATCATCAATATTAAATGTCTCATTTAATTTTTTGTATTTTTTAGTCATTTTCATTTGTACCTCCTATCAATCCAATGATCCAGTAAATCCAAAGTCATCTCCAGGTTCAATTAATAAATTGTCAGCACTAGTAATAAGTTTCACTCTAGATCCCAAGATATGTCTTAATATTGCAGTAGAATCCTGACCACGCTTGACAGTCAATGTGTTTCCAGATATTGATTCTACATATAGTTCTTCTGAATTAATATCAAGATAAGATCCAACAGAAATTTCAGACGCATCCTCTACAATAATAATGTTATCTGTTTTTTCTGCGTCCTTTGCGAGAATGGTTGTTTCGTCCCCAGTATAACTTTGGATTGCGCGAGGTTCTACACTATAAGTGACTGCTCTTCTTGTTAATCCCGAAGCATCTCCAGAAGCAAAACCAATAGAAACTTTCCTGATAATATCGGAAGAAATAGAATCGGAAGAAACTGGACCAAAAAGATATGTTTTTGCTGTAAATTTTAGAGTGTATATTAGTGCTCTTCTTTCCGTAAAATCACCTTCATAATTATCGGTCATAGAGATATTGTCTAAGACAATTGGGATATCTCTCTTTTCTCCTATTTCTTTCACTAGATCTACAGTTAGTGTATAATTTGGTTGAAAATAAGGTAATATTTGTTCTACAATCTGGAGCATATCATCATTGAGTTTTGTCATAATACTCAGCTCAAAATTGAGATTATAAGGTACTGGTAGATATGAAGACTTTATTTGGTTGTTGTTGATGTCTCTTGTTAGGAATGTTTGCGTTGTAGTTAGCTTCCTGGTTGGATCATATGACATGCCAATAAGTTCAAATGACATTCTTGGTAAGTTCATCTGAACTGGTTTGTTTAGATCAGGAACTTGTTGTAACCTCGCCAAAAACTTCTGAGTAGGCCCATACCCCAATGGGACTCTGATCTGGGAAACAGTATCTTCATCATCATTTTTGTGTTTGATACTTATTCCGTTAAAAAGAGTTCCAAAAGATACTACTGTTTTTCTTATGATCTCGTGATAAAAATATTCAAACATATTGGAAAATCACTATATGTTAACTATTTAACAATTTAGGGAGTTCCAAATGGATTTGATTCACTAAAATCTATAATTGTATTTACTTCTATTTGTATTTCTTTGTTTTGTGCGAATGGATCAATGAGGTTGTCAACAGTTACAACTTTTATTTGGTAACTAGCACTTGATGCTGTTCCAATAATTGTTTCTCCAGGAACAAAGTCTCCTGTTATGTTTGATAGTTCTAATTTGTTTGTTGTTGTATTCCAAGATTTTACTCTTGCCGTATATCCAGAAGAAGAACCAACTACTGTCTCATTGTAACGATATGTTCCATATCCAACCATATAGGGACTTTGGATAGCAATAGAAGGAGCTTCGGTATATCCAATTCCTGTTGTTGTAATTCCTATTCTTGTGATAACGCCATTTTCGACTGTTGCTGTTGCCTGTGCGGAAATACTGGAAGCTCCAACAAATTGTATGGTTGGTGTTTGGGTATATCCAGAGCCACCATTTGTAACTGTTATAATTCCAACTATTCCATCACCAATAGATGCCACAGCAGAAGCACCACTTCCTCCACCACCATAAAACTCTACTCTTGGTGCTACTGTATATCCATATCCGGCATTTGTGATTTCTACTCCCTGAACTCTCAGTAGATTTACATTTGGCTCGCAAAGATCTACAATACCACCAATCATTGTTGCGATACCAGTAGCAACTGAACCAGAAACTGGAGGAGAGAAAGAAACACTTGGCGCAGAATTATATCCACTTCCTCTGTTTGTTATATTAACAAATGTTACGCCACCATCAACTAATGTGGCAACCGCAGTAGCCGTTACTCCGGCACCAACCATATCAAAGGTTTGAATGTAACCCTGTTCCTCTACATTGTCATCTATGAACTCTATTCCGGTATCTATTATCTCATCTTCATATCTGAATAGTTCGCACTTCAGATTATAAACATAAGTTTTCTGAAGTTGATAAAAAGGAACTTCGTGTTCCACAAACTTAATCTCGAATAATCTGTCTCCAAGTGGAAAATAAATTAGATCACCTTCTTTTGGTCTAGTCGTTAGTTCTATATTAGAAAGATTTTTTGTCAATGGTGTTATATAAGTCTCAAATCTTTCTTTTGATATTATTAAAGTTAAATCATTGTATGGTTGTATTCCAAACTTTGATAATAGTGTGCCAGCACCTTCATATCCTTCATAGGTATCGATATAAGCTTCTATTGGATATGCATTATTGAACTCTGATTCAATGACTTCTTTTATAATTGTTTTCTTCGTTAGATATTTTCTTGGGATGTAATATACATCAACTCCATAGATCTTCAATTGTTCATTGATTAGATCTTGAATTAAACCTTGTTCTGATTTTGATCC